AGGAGGACTCTTATGTATAAGTTAATTGTAGATGACTTTGAAAAACTAATTGAAGAGATTGGGGAAGATAGTGATAAAATGTCTCCACAGTCCTACCCCATTTTGAAGCGTCATTGTAGACCCTGTATAGACTCTATTTTCAGAGGAAATATGCGACCTGTAAGAATGCTTGTCTCAATAAGAACAGACCGCACAAATGAGGTTATAGTACCTACAGACGGTAAGTTCTATACTGACTGCACAAGTGCATACCCCAGAGAGCACCCACTTGATGATACGATACTGCTTGCGGCTCAAAGTTTGTTTAACAAGGTGTTTGATGAGGGAATGACTCAGAATACAAACGCCATTCTCCGTACTACTGTTTATCCTGTAGGAGCTGGTGTTATTGATGGACAAGTCTATGTGTACACTCATGTGGTGATAGACCATACCCTAAAGTCCGAAGAGTACTTTCATTTGACGGATAGCAGATTTGAGAGTATTATTGACTTGAAGCCTACAAGTGCTTTAGAGGAAGAGCTTATTAAAAAACTTATCATTGTGAGAGGAGAAAAATGAAAATGTCTGATATGATGACTACAACGGATAAATTTCCAACCATAGATATTACCCATAAGCCAAAACGAAGTCAGGGCGATAATTTGAAGAAAGCCATTCAAGACCCTGATAAGTCCGCAGAGGGTGTTGAGATTGCCACTTCTGATATTCCTACAGTTTTGACTGTGGAGAGAGCTATACGCTATTATGAAAGTCATGCAGAGGGAGAATTAAAGTCCCTTTATTCCCAGACTGCTAAGTGGCTGACTGAGCTTATTGCTCGAAAGCTCCCAGAGGGAGTTGATATAGATAAAGCGGCAGAGTTAATGTCCAAGCTGAGAGAAGGACATAAGTGAGTGAAAACTATAGGGTTGAAAAGGAGGTCACTATACTGAATGAAAGCATTATTTAATACTTACACTTGTAAAGAGGACTATGAAAAAGCAGGTGTAAGGTTTGTTATTCCAATGACCGCTAAAGAAATAGAAGATGAAGAAGCACAAGACCTTGCACTCAAAGATGGAGGGAATATCGTTGAAGAGAAGCTTGACGGGACTCGTGCTACTCTTCATTTCTTTCCAGACTATGCCCGTGTATTTAGTCGTAGAGTAAGTGAAAAGACGGGGTGGTTTTGTGAGAATAGTGATTCGTTACCACAACTGAGGGATTTAAAACTCCCTCAGCTTAGTGGGACTATTCTTGATGGAGAGATGGTAATACCTAAAAGACCTTTCAAAGACGTAGCCAGTACTTTGAATTGTGTGTGGGAGAAAGCTATTCAGAGACAAGAAGAGCTTGGGTACATAGTGTTTAGAGCCTTTGATATTCTTTACTATAAGGGAGAGTGTATAGAAGATTTACCACTCATGCAGAGAAAAGAGTATCTGCGGAAAGCTGTTGAAGAGATAGCAAGTCCTTATGTAGAGGAATTGAAGTACTATTCTTGTGATAGAAAAGTACCTTTAATTATAACAAGGACTAAACTGTTAAAGCTTTTGAAGAGTGAAAGGGAGTATTGTGACATATACCCTACTTTATACTCTGAGATTAGGAACAGAAAGTCCAAAGAAGTATATGCAGTCAATTTCTTCACCTTTACCCCTAAAGCTTACTATGAGTATATTGTTCTTACAGGTGGTGAGGGAGTGATGATTAAGCCTAAAGACGGAAAGTACTTGCATAAAAGAGCCAGAGAATATCAGAAGATAAAGAAGTTCCTGACAAGGGAAGTCATCATTATGGGATTCTCAGAACCTACTAAAGAGTACAAAGGGAAGTTCCCTGATGACCGTTGGGCATATTGGGAAGATTGCAGAGGAAATAAACAAAGAACAGACATATCCTTGACCACTTCTGCAAAAGCCTTAAAGAACAGAGGACTTATTCCTGTATCAAAATTCTATTACGAAGGTTGGGTAGGAAATATCCGCTTCGGTGTAATCATCACTGATGAAGAAATTGCAAAGCTTCCAAAGAGCAAGAAGTTTAATATCGAAACTATGGTTATCCAAGACCATTTTGTTAAAGTTCTTGAAGTAGGAGAATGCTCAGGATTTGATGAAGAGATGAGAGCATTGTTTTCTTTTGGGTACTATGACCATGACGGAGAAATGATTGCTATGCACTCCAAAGAAGAGGTAGAATCCGCAGAGCAAGCAGATTTGAGTGCTATTGTATGGACAGGTAAAGTTGTTGAAGTCAAAGCTAATGAATTGTTTGCAGATACAGGCAAGCTTCGTCACCCACGCTTCCTGAGATTGCGGGAAGATAAGTCCCCATTGGAATGTGTGTGGGCAAACCATGTAAGCAGTGATACAATTTAAGCTTGAAAAGAGTATGTAGACTTTCTGAAAAAGATGGTGTATAATAAAGTCGGTGGAGAAATCTGCTGACTTTATTTTTTTATATTCTTGTAAAGGTGGTGAGAATTTGTGAACAATATTATGCAGAAAATAATGCAGTCATTATTGCGTATATGGCTTACTATAAGCTTCTTATTCGTTGAAAAAGTGAATGCAGGAAGAGTTCCCACTACTGAGTTAGTAAATAGAATTTTTACCTTTTGTGAGATATACTCAGGGAAAAAGATGTTTCCTTATCAGGAGCAGTTTTCAAAGAGAGTTATTCGCTCAGTACTTGAGAATGACGGTGAAGAGATTACAGCATTATTCGCAAGACAGTCAGGTAAGTCAGAGACTATAGCTTTGACTGTAGGTGGAATGATGATTATTCTTCCGACTCTCGCAAATATGCCTATGTTTGCAGATGACCCAAGATTGACTATGTTCAAAGATGGGTTATGGGTAGGTATTTTTGCTCCCTCTCAGAGACAGTCCCAGATTACTTACAACAGGATAAAGAGTCGTATTCAAAGTAAGCAAGCTCAGGTCATTATGTCAGACCCAGAGTTCAGACTTACTTTTACCACTTCTAACGGTCAGACTGTAGCTCTAAGTAATGGGTCTTTTGTTACAGCTATTTCTGCTTCTGATGGGTCAAGTATTGAGGGTGAGTCCTTTAAGCTCATTATCTGTGAAGAAGCTCAGGACATTAGTAACTTCAAAATTCGTAAGTCTATTCACCCTATGGGTGCGGCGTACAATGCGACTATTGTTAAGATTGGTACAGCGACTACTTTCAAGGGAGACTTCTATGACGCTATTCAGCGGAATAAGAGAGACTTTGAGAGTAAGACTACTCACATTAGAAACCACTTTGAGTATGACTGGAAAGTTGCGGCAAAGTACAATCCTAATTATGCGAAGTATGTTGAGAAAGAGAAGAAGCGTCTGGGTGAGAAGTCCGATGAGTTCAGAATGTCTTACTGTCTTGAGTGGATAATTGAAAGAGGTATGTTTATTGACATATCAAAGTTTGAACTCAACAATGGTGAGAGTGCTCTTGAGAGAGTCATGTATGACAAGCAAGCTACCCATGTTGCAGGTATTGACTTAGGTGGTAAGGGAGACAGTACCGTTATCACTATGGTTGAAGTTGACTGGAATATGCCTGTTATTATGGAGTCCCGTATCAATGAAGAGACAGGCGAAGAAGAAACCTATATAGCTTACAACACTTATATTAAAGACTGGTGTTGTATTGCTGATGAACCTGACTATGAAGAGCAGTACCCACAGATTGTAGATTATCTGGGACATTTCTTAGTAGTCCGTGTAGTGTGTGACGCAACAAGAGAAGCGGCGGTGTCCCATCGTTTGAGAGCTAATATGCCTTTTGAGGTTATACCCTTTATCTTTACTACCAAGTCCAAGTCTGAAATTTATAAGCATTTAGATAAAGAAATTTCCGCAGGGAGAGCAAGAGTATGTATGGGAGAAGAGACTGTACAGACCAGAGAGTACAGAGACTTCTTGCAACAACTTGGAGATTTGCAGAAAGGTTATAGTGGAGCTAATCTTGTTGTCTCCCACCCTGATGAAAAGGAAGCACATGATGACTACCCTGATAGTTGGGCATTAGCTGTGTGGGGTTGTAGTTTTAAAGGAGAAGTTAATAACACTGAGACCCGAAACCATAATAAGTTTACAGAAAAGACTCAGGCAGAAAGAACAACGTGTCGCATGAAAAATAAGATAACTGCAAGACGTAGATAAGGAGGAAAGTCAAGTGAAGTGTAATCATTCTTTTCGTTATGCAGGAGGAGTAGCAAAGTGTATTAAGTGTAAGAAGTACCTACAGCCTGATGGCAGAGTCACCGACACTCCAACAGGTCGTAGAGCAAGAGCGAAAGGAGGTAAGAAAACAGTATGATTGGTTTTGAACGCAGAAGAGACTTTAATGACTTTATGAATACCAGTCTTATAGGTATTCAAGGAGAGTTAGACAATCGTCAAGTAGAAAGACTCCGCAGAATTAAACAAGCATGGAACTTCTATGAAGGTTATCATTGGGAAGATATGCCCGAACAAGATACTCCTGAGTTGACGGTCAACTATTGTAGAGCTTTTGTAGACAAGTTCGTGTCTTTTGAGTTGGGGAAAGCATTCTCTATTTCCACTCATAAGAACATGGAGGGAAAGAAAATCACAAGTGATGGAAGGACTATCTTTGAGTACCTTGAAGATGTGTGGGAAGATAATAGTCAGTATTTGTTTGTCACTGAGATGGGGCAGATGAAGTCCATCACGGGTGAAGCATGGATTCAAGTGAGATACTTTGATACTACAGAAATTGATGACCCGTTTAATGAGTACCCAGAGGGAAGAATCAAACTTCTCTTAATGCCTACGAGTGTGGTGTTTCCTGAGTATGACCCACATCAGAAAGGTGTTCTCACAAAAGTCACTATTATGTACACTTATGAAAAGATGGTCAAGACTGGACTTTTAGGTAGAACTCGTAAAGAGCAAACCTTGTTCAAGCAAATCTGGACTAAAGATGAGTGTGTGACTTATGACGGGAAGAGTGAACCTATTGTTGTTCCTAATAGATATGGGACTATTCCTTTTATTCAGATTAAGAACTTACCGATTGCAGGTAGAAATGAGGGAAGAGGAGACCTTGAGGACATTATCCCTTTGAACACTGAGTACAACATGAAAGAGTCCAATGTATCGGAAATCATTGACTATCATGCCGCACCTGTAACTATTGTTTACGGTGCAAAGATTGGTAATCTTGAAAAAGGTGCAAACAAGATGTGGGGAGGACTCAGCAAAGACGCTAAAGTTGAGAACCTTGAACTCAAGAGCGACTTGGGAGCAAGTACTAATTATATTAACACTCTCAAGCTTTCCATGTGTGAAGTTGGTGGTATTCCTGAGACAGTACTTGGAGGAGCACAAGCTATCAGCAATACCAGTGGTGTAGCTTTGCAGTATATCAATATGCCACTGATTGAAAAAACCCGCATTAAAGTTTCCTGCACAGAAGATGGACTTGAGAGATTGAATAAGCTTATCCTTTTAATCTCTATGTTTGAGGGGTTGATTACAAAACCTGCTGATGTAGAAACCAGAGATTTTTTCTGGAATGAAGTCAATATTCCTGACACTCTTCCAAAGGACACTCTTCTTGAGCTACAGCAGATTCAGCAAGAGATGAAGATGGGACTTGAGAGTCGTAAGAATGCTATGACTCGTTTGGGTAAAGAGAACATTGAGACTCTTATTGAAGAGATTGACGAAGATATGAAAAAGCACCCGCATATCTATGGCATTAACCCAATGATGGGAGCTAATCAGAACCCGCCTGACCCTCAGTTAAACAGTGGCATGACTAACGGACAGACTCCCATAGAACAAGTCCGAACTGAGATAACAGGTAGTAATGGTGGAGGAGAATAATTCTCTTTTTTATCCACTTTTCATAATTTAGTATGACCCCTCTTTACTAAACAATTTAATTGTGGTATAGTGAGGTTATAAACTTAATAGGAGGTTGAATAAAATGCAAAGAAAAAGTGCTTTTAAAGCAGAACTCTACAAGGGACTTAATATCATGAGACTTCTCAATAGACTTTCTCTCAAGGCTTATGCCGAAGAGACTGACCCTGCAAATGAGCCAGAAGATAAAGGTGGAGAGGGAAACAACCCACAGCTAACCTTTAACTTTGAAGCCATGATTGCACAGGCAAGAAAGGAAGAGAAAGACAAACTTTATCCAAGACTCAAGAAAGCCGAAGATGAAGTGAAAGTTTTGACTTCTTCCGTGAACAAATATCTGTTGGAGAATGCGGCTCTCAAAGAGGAGCTTGAGAAGATGAAGTCCTCTAAGGGAGATAGCAAAGAAATCACCGAATTGAAGTCCAAGATTGAAGCATTAGAAGCTGAAAATAAGGCTCTTAAAGAGAGTATTTCTAATGAGGACGAAATCAGAAACAAGATTAAAGCTGAGTATGAAATCAAGCTGTACGCTAAAGAACAGCTTGAAGCCAACAAAGGTGAAATTCTTAGTATATTTGCTTCTGAAATCGTTGGTGACACAAAGGAAGCGATTGACCAAGCGATTATTGCCGCAAAGGAAAAGACTCTTTCAATTAAGAAAGACTTAGGACTTGTCGATGAAGATGGTAAAGAAATCACCACTCCAAAGAAGAAGAGTCCTGCGGACAAGAAGAAAGCTCCTCCTGCCGCTCCCGCAGATGGAGGGGACGAAGAGACTTTTGACGCTGAGTACATTCGTAACCTTGACCCTCGTTCACCTGAGTATGCGGAGTTCCGCAAGAAGATGGGTCTAAAATAAGACCTAAAGAGACTTATTTAAATAATAATAATTTAGGAGGTCATTTAAACATGAACATGAAGAAAATGCTGAAAGCAGTTTTTAACTCTTTCGCCCTTAGAGCTTATGCGGCTTCTGCTGTGACTGTTGTTACTGACAATGGTGTCACTAATGGCGGTACAAAAATGAGTGACGCAGTGCGTACTGTGTATTCTAAGGAAATTGAATTTAAGGCTTTGCCTAACATGAGGTTTTTCCAGTTTGCGACTGTAAAGACTGAATTGGGTGTTGAGCCAGGTCTGACTATCTCCATGCTGACTTACAATAATCTTGTACTCGGCGGTGCATTGCAGGAGATGAAGAATCTTGAGACTCAAGCACTCAGCGGTTCTACTAAGCAGATTACCGTTACCGAGTATGGTAATGCGATTGCTGTGTCTGAGCTTATGGTTCAGAGTTCCTTTGATGACGTTATGGCTTCTGCCACTACTCTTTTGGGTCGTGACTATGCTATGGTTGTTGATTGTGAACTTCGTGACGTTGCTCTCTCTGGTACTAACAGAGTTTATGCAAGCAAGAGTGATGGCACAAAAGTTACTTCCAGAGCAGACCTTGACGCTACTTGCACTATGAAAGTGTCTACTATTAAAGACGCTATTGAAATTCTTGCTACCAACAATGCTCCAAAAGCCGCAGGTGGTACTTACTGGATTTGTTTTGTTCACCCTCATCAGTCCAGAGGACTTCGTGATGACAGTGCGTGGATTAACGCTTCCAACTATGGTGCTCCTGAACAGCTTTTCACTGGCGAAATCGGCAGAATTGATGATTGTCGTTTCATTGAGACTACTCTTATGTGCAATGGTGCGGCTTCTGCCACTGACCCCGCTTTTGACGCTGACTTGAAGAAAGGTGCGGAAGGTGGTTCTGCGGCTACTGATGTGTACCAATCCGTCTTGTTTGGTGACGCATACTTCGGTATTGCTTTTTCTCTGCCTGTTGAACTTCGTGACAACGGTGTTGAGGACTTCGGACGTAAGAGAAGTCTTGCATGGTACTCTATTTTTGGTGTAGGCAAACTTCACGATGGTTATGGTGTAGTCATTGAGACTGCGTAAGTAATTTAACTGATAGCCTATATTAGATAGTAAAGGAGGATTAATCATGGCATTAGCTTCAAAAGAACAGTTGAAGAATGCAATCTTCTATTGTAAGGAGAAACCTGATTTGCTTTTTGACATTTTTAATTCATTTCAGGCGAACAACCGAATTACTTCAAGAAGTCGTGTTTATGGCATTGAATTTGATATTACTGATAGTAACCCTGCATGTACACGAATTGCAGATGCTGCAAAGCTAAAAAATGATTTTGTTGTAGGTAGTACGTTCCAGTTGAACAATGGCATAAATGACTTTGACAATGTATTTCCATGGTGCGATATAAGATTATGTAATCTTAGCATTGTAAATGGTAAAAAAGTAATAACCTATCAAGGTGACCCTGCTTTTAAACGTGATGGCTCCAACGGTGATGTCATGGTTGAAATACCTAAGTTTTATTCCATGCGAGAGCGGATAGGGAATATTGAAAGGTGGGCAATTACAGGAGAGCCGAAGAGTGGTTTTAACGTTGAACCAGCTTTTTTTGTTGGCGGTAAAGAGGTTGATTTTGTTTATGTTGGGGTATACAACACAGCAGATACTGCGGCTGCTAGCACTGGTGCATACAGTTATACAGGTACTAAGCCAAAATCGATGCGAACATTAACAAACTTTATTGCTGATTACGCAGCAAAAGGACTTTATTCCTATGATTTTGCTACATTCTTGATGTTGCAAAAATTAGTAACAATAGAATTTGGAACTAGATACGTAAAACAGTATTTAGGCGGTATCGGAGCTTTAAACTATGGTGGAGTAGCTGCAACTAACACCGCTGCTGGCAGCAATATTATAACAGCAAGCACTTCGGGGCATAGATTAACAAATTTCAGAGTTGGTCACCAAGCAGGTATTTCACCTGCTGGCAATATACCTCCAGCGATTACAAATTACAGGACTATAACAAATATAGTCGATAATGGTAATAACACCTGGACTTTTACGTTTGACGGAAGCCCACTTGACATTACAGCAGGGACATCAAAAATATATGGTATATATCAGATAAACGGTCGAACAGACAGCATAGCTTATCATACAGGAAGAGAGACTGGCGACAACTTTACATCTGCATTTAAGTATAGGCATATGGAAAATATATGGGGAAATATATGGGAACGAATGGCTGGATTACGGATTAAAGAGCTTAAATATTACTATACATTTGAACCAACAAAATATTCTGATTTGGTGATAGACGATTGGGATGTGATATCCTATGCTGCTCCGAACCAACCATATCTGGGAGATGATGGACAGAATAGAGCATGGATTGTACGTATGGGTTATGATGTAAACGATAGAATCATAGCTTTACCGGACTTAGTAGGTAATGCGAATGGTGGATTATCAACTAAGTTTTATGATAGTTGTTTTTATTCACAGTATGATGTTACAAGAACTGGTGCTCCACTTGACACAACACTTATGTATGAATCTGTAATAGGTGGTGCTTGGGACCATTATTTGTGCGGTGGTCCGTTTACATTAAGAATGTATGTACTGCCAGACAATACTGAGTGGTTATATGGCAGCAGAATAATATACCGCTGAGAAAGCACCAGAAGATTAAAAGAGATTGGAGGTAAAAACAATGGCGGCACCAAAATTTAAGCCAAAGGCTTCTACAAATATCATTGAGGGTGCAACTCCTGTTGAAGAGACAGAAGTTACTACAAACCCTGAAACTGCTGACGTGCAAGATGAGGAGGTCACTCCTGTTAAAGAAGAGGAGACTGTAGAAACGGATTCTGCTGACGTGCAGGAAGAGACCGCTGAATCCACGGAAGAGAAAGATGACACTCCTGTTGAAGAGACAGGTAATGACGGGGAGAATCCTGAAACTGCCCCTCCTGCTCCCGAAGTTATTTTTAAGGACACTTCTGAAAAGAAAGCTCCTGAGAGGAATGTAAAGGTAGTACTCAAAGTAGACCACTCCTGCTCTGTTGGCGGTGAGAGATACCACTTTGAGAGAGGGAAGCAGTACAATGTACCCGCAAGTGTGAAGTCTATCCTTATGCAAGCAGGTTTGTTAATGCCCCTTTAAGTAAAGGAGGTGTTCAAAGTGACAGTTGACCAGATGATTAGGTACTTACGTTTGAACGTGAGTATTCAAGACCCTACTGGTGCTGTACAGGACAAAGCCTATCTTAGTATGACTGACGAGGATATTTTATTGTATATGAACATTGTTCTGACAAGAAACTATCCTCATGTCCCGTCACTTGACTACCTGCCTACTGAGGACGTTTATCCAGTGATACTACTCTGTAAAAAGGAGTTGTATTATGCGTTAGCTGTGAAAGAAGCACCTTTGTACGATATTGGAGCAGATAATAACAACTATCTGAAACGAGACCAAAGGTTTACTCACTACATGAAGCTGATTGCACAAGTGGATAAAGAGTACCAAGACTACTTAGAAGATGGAGGGGCAGGGGGAAACACCTTAACTTCTTTTGATGTGTTGTTGTCTGATAGATACGCCACCAAGAGAAATTATGAAAAGGGTGCTCTTCCCGCCCCTCTTCTCTTTGTAGTAAATGTTACAGAGAACTCAGCGGAAGTTGCATGGAAAGTCAAGTTGAATAGATTTTTCGGGTATAAAGTGTATGTTTCAACATCTCCGATAGTGGACTTGTTTAAGTTCCCAAACCATATCAATGCTGACGCAAAGATGGTGGCAGAGATTAGAGACGTACATCAAACTCAGTGCAGAATTGAGGGACTTGAGCCTAAGACCAAGTATTATGTGGCTGTATCAGCTACAGAAATGTCATCACTCACTGGTTATGCCGAACAGTCCTTTGAGACTTTAAGTGTTGATGAAGAGATGGGAGGGTGATTTGAATGGCAGACCTTGACATTCAAAATGCTTTCTTAGATGGCATTGAAGAAGTGTTTAGTATCATGTTCACTGACAGAGCTTTGTTATGTCTTATGGACGAAGAAGCAACGAAAACGAATGTGTATGACGAGACACCAGAAAAAGTTTATCAAGACCCCATTGCTTTAGTGGCAAAGATTACTACCACTTTTGAGCAAGGGGAGTTACCAATAGAAGAGGTGCAGATTGACGCACTCTTTACTGTACCAACGAAACAGCTTATTGCTAACCAGATTCCGCATGAGACTGAGGAGGACTTAAATACTTTAAAGAAAGGGAAGTTTGTATATGATGGGACTGAGTACCTTATTGCTAAAGTTAAGCCAAAGACTCTTGTTGCTGATAAGTGGCAGATGTATGACTTCTCCTGCTATGTGGATAAAAAGACCTCCCTGAAAGGGGAATGACTTATGGGAAGATACATGAGCAAGTTTGGAGACTGGACTCGTGCGGGAGTAGTGTTGCAAGGACTATCTGTGAATCTCGTACCTGCATTTAAAGCACAGCTTGAAGATGACGGGAATTTGATTTTAGAGAAGTTACTTGACCACATTGACGCTCAAGACTTACCGTGGACACCACTATCTGAGAGAACTATTGAATTGAAAGGTGGAGACCAAACCATCTATGTAGAGACAGGGTATCTCAGAGATAATCTGACGGTGAGAAAAGTCCGTTCCTCACAGAACAATGTAACACTGTTTATAGGAGCTTCTGCGTGGAAGAGAACTCCTGACGGAACTAAGCTAAGTGACCTTATGATATGGCTTGAGTATGGCACTGATAAAGTCCCGCCAAGACCTTTAATAAGACCAACGTGGGACGAAGTAGAACCTATCCTGAAAGCTAATTGGAGGGACTTACTGCAAGATTTAATAGAGACGGGAGGTGTATAGAATGCCAAGTGAATCTGTATGGTTTGAGCAAGTGGACGAAGCTCTTATTGCTTATATCCAAAACATAGTCAAGTTGAAAAATGATAAAGGTGTTCTATCTCCTGTTCCTGTGAAAATTCGCAAGCCTGATGAGGACTTTAAGATAGAGACCTACCCAAGCATTACCCTTTATAACCTGTATAGTGTGAGGGACGAAGTAAGGTACAATCCTGAACCTGTAGTCATAGGTAGAGATGAAGTCAATGCAACTTTGATTGAGGAGCAGAGTGCTATTCCTTACAGTCTTTACTACCAGATTGATTTCTGGGCAAGACTACAGTCTCACATGAATGATATGACTCGACTATGGTTGGGTCATAACCCTGACAGATGTTTTAATCTTCCCGTTAAAGACTTGTCTGGGAATGATAGAAGCAGTTTCGTGCTTTTAACTGATGACCTTAAAAAGTCTGACTTGTTGAATGGCACAGACAGAACTTTTCACTCAATGCTGACTTACCGTGTGTGGGTTGAGCTTGATGAGAAAATCACTGTTGAGAAGCCTATGGTTGTTACTGTTGAAGTTAACCAGAGTCTTACCAACAAATAATTATAGGAGGTAGAATCAAGTGAAAATTACTGAGATTAAAGGAAACTCTCATGTGTTTACTTTGAAAGACAAGACTACTTTTCGTATCTTTGCTCATGAGACCAAAGAAATAGACAAGGCTCTTGTGTCCGAAGAGATGAAACGTGCAGAGAAGATGGGACTTATCTTGATGACTCCTGCTCCTCCGAAAGAGGAGAAAGTAGTCACAGAAGAAGTTCCTGCTACCAAGAAAACAGGAGGTGCTAAATAATGGCTGAGTATTTGTCTCCCGGTGTTTATATCGAAGATAACCCTAATCCACCTGTTATTGAAGCTGTAAGTGCTTCTACAGGTGGCTTTATGGGTATCACTCAGAGAGGACTTGTAGGTAAACCTATTCTCATTACCTCATGGAATGCCTTTCTTACCAATTTTGCATATGGCATGGACTCTCCTTTCATGCCAAACAGTGACCTCGCTTATGCAGTCTATGGATTCTTCCAGAATGGCGGTAAGAGATGTTACGTTATGAGAGTGGCTTCTACCACTGCCGCAATCGCAAGTGCAACCTTTACAGGAGAGAACGCACCCGTCATCAAAGCAAAAGATGAGGGAGCATGGGCAAATGCCCTGAAAATCAAAGTAGTTGCAAATGAGGACACACCCGCCAACTTTGATGTGAGTGTGTCTTTGAGCAACGAAGTAGTTGAAGTGTACAAGAACGTTAGTAACACTGCTAACAGTGATAACTACTGGATTGATGTTATCAATGCACAGTCTAATTTCCTGAACTGCATTTCTGGCAATCTTGCTGTCACTTCCGCTGACGTAACCTTTACAGGCGGTGCTGATGGAGTGAATGATATTACAGACGTTGACTTCACTGGTAAGCTTGCTAACTTTGATGTGATTGATGATGTGAACCTGCTTTGCATTCCGGGGCAAACTTCCGTTGCAATCAACAATGCTCTTATGACTTATTGTGAGAATAGGAAAGATGTGTTTGCAATTCTTGACGCACCAAAGACTGCTACAGTGGAAAGTGTAATAACTCTGAGAAAGTCCATGTCCTGCAAGAATGCGGCACTGTACTTCCCGTGGATTCGTGTTACTGACCCTCTGTCCAGAACTGGCAAGCTGAGAGATTGTCCTCCTTGTGGTCATGTGATGGGAGTCTATGCAAGAACTATTCAAGAACGTGGGGTGTGGAAAGCTCCCGCAGGAACAGAAGCTATTGTTAGAGGAGCTATCGAAGTAATGACTACTTTAACCACTGGTGACACTGATGTTCTTAACCCCGCAGGTATTGTTTCCATCATGCCTAAGACTAACTATGGCATTGTAATTTGGGGAGCAAGAAACTTGCACCCTGACTCTTCTATGAAGTATATTTCCGATGTACTGTTGGATATTAACATTAAGAAGAGCGTGTACAATGGCACTCAGCCTTTTGTGTTTGAGCCTAATGACTCAAAGACTTGGACTCGTGTGACTACCACTATTCAAGCTTTCCTTGATGGTTTGTGGAGAGATGGTGCTCTGTTTGGAGACTCTGCTTCCGAAGCCTACTATGTCAAGTGTGATGAAGATTTGAACCCTGCAAATGTCCGCAATGCAGGTAAGCTCATCTGTGAAGTAGGGTACGCAAGTAAGAAACCTGCCGAGTTTGTAATCTTCCGCTTTAGCCATGAAGTGGCGGCTCAGTAAGAAAGGAGGAAAGACAATGTTTAAGAAAGTTATGAGTCTTTTTATGATTCATGCGTTTGCGGCTCGTACCACTTCTGTAGACCCATTGCAGAAGTTTAAGTTCAGACTTACAATCCCCGGTCTCCCTGCGGGTATCGGATTCCAGAAAGTAAGTGGTCTGACACATGAAGTTGGCGTGACCGAGTATGATGAGGGTCTTTTCGACTACACTCACAAGTTGCCGGGGAGACCTAAAGTGGGAGAGGTTACTGCTGAAAGAGGAGCATATGCTGATACCAGTTTCCATGACCTTTTGAAGCAGACCTTGACCAATCCAAGCATGAGGAACACAGTCATTTTTGAGCGTCTTAACCGTTTTGGTGAAACTGTTCGTACTTACAAGCTTGCCGAAGCATGGGTAAGCAAGTGGGAAGATAGTGACTCTGACGCAAGCTCTGATGACGTGGCAATCGAAAAGCTGACCATTCAGTTTGAGTACTTCCTTGACTAAATAAAGCACTATAAAAGACCCCCGTAAGTAGCTCTTGCTATTTGCGGGGTTTTGGTTTATAATAAAGGTAAACTATTTAAGGAGGTTTTATATCATGGCAACATTAAAGCAGAAAGCTAAAGTCGAAGATATTGACAATGAGGTGGTTGAGCAGGAAGTGGTCAAAGAAATTACTCTTGCCGATGATGAAAGCACTCTTACCTTTGAAATGCTTGCGGGGTATGTAGACGAAGATGGTGTGACTCATAAAGAGTTTACCCTGAGAGAAATGACAGGTAAAGATGAGGAAGCCATTCATAAGAGTGACGTCAAGAATAACAGTTCAAAGGTAGCTTCTGTTCTCCTGTCCCGCTGTGTAACCAGTATTGGGACTCTAACTCCTAAGAGTGTTGGAGGTTTTAAGAATTGGGAGGACATCATCAAGAAACTTCAAGTAGGAGACCAAGACTATATGCTTCTTGAACTCCGTAAGATTTCCGTAGGAGAAGAAGTTGAAGTCAACCATGTCTGCCCGAATTGTAAGACAAAGCTCAAGACTATTTTGAACATTGATGAGTTGGACATTATTCCATTCAAAGGGGAAAGACAGATTGAGTTTGAACTCCATAAGGGATTTAAAGACAAAAAGGGAGTAGTTCATAAAGAGGGAGTTATGAGACTTCCTACTGGATTTGACCGTGAAGTGTTGACTCCACTTGCTCGTACCAATTTGGCGAAAGCCGAAACAGTTATGCTCACTCGTCTTTGTAAGTTCACTGATGGACTTCCTGTTGATGAAGATGTGATGAGCAGTTTGTCCATCAGGGATAGAGAGTACTTGAAAAATTTACTGCATGACAACTATTTTGGCGTGAACCTTGAAATGGAGGTTTCCTGCGACTCTTGTGGAGAGACCTTTAAAGGCACGTTCAATGCGACAAATTTTATGTAAGCACCTTTTTTGACTCAGACTTTATAAATCACTGTTCCTTTGAGATGGCAGTAGGTGATATGCACATTCTTGCCTACTGCTATCATTGGAGTAGAGATACACTTTGGAATATGTCCAGAAGTGAGAGAAGAATGTGGGTCAAAATGGTGCAGATACAAAAAGAAGTGGAACGAAAAGCTTTAAGCACTGGTGATAGTACTCCTGTCTCTACATATCAAGAAATGTAGAGAGGAGGAAAGTAAATGAATTCTTTTGGTCTTGGTCTTGTCTTGAACTTTACTGATAATGCGTCATCTGGTATGCGAAGTGCTTCCCAGACCTTTAATGAAATGAACGGGCTTGCAAGTCAATTAGTTGACTCCACAGACCGAGCGGCTTTTTCCATTCAGACTCTTGCCGCCGCAGGTACGAGTCTTACCATCGTGGGAGACCAGATGACTCAAATCGGTAGGTCTATCACGGGAATATTTACAAGCCTTGGTCAAGGAGTCATTGACACTGGTTTAGAAGTTCAGGGTTTCCAAAGACAGTTAGCCGCTCTTTACGGAAGTAATGAAGCGGGAAAAGCAAAGATGGAGGAAATCAAACAATATGCTTTAAACTCCGTGTTTGAAGTAAAAGGGTTGATGACCTCTGTTGCTGTTATGAAAGCAGTAGGTATTGAAGCAATGGACGATATTACTTCGTCCTCTGGTAAGACTACTCAGAAGCTTATGGACTATGCTTCTGACCTTGCCGCAATGTTCCCTAATATGCGAAACGCATATGGTACTGGTGTTGAAGCCGCTATGGGTGCATTAAAAGAATATATTGCAGAGGGTAACGCACTGTCTCTAAAGAGAAATGCGGGACTTGATATTACAGGACTATTAGGGGAAGATAAAGGAAAGTCCATTGAAGAGCGTACCCGTCAAGTAGCAGACCTTGTTGAGATGATGGGCATTGCAGGTTATACCACTTCTTTGATGAATACCCCTACTCAGCAGTTGAGTAAAATGCAGGACGCATTGTATAATGGATTTGCAAAAATCGCAGAAAGTGGAGTTTTACAAGTTTACACTGATTTACTCACGATTGCCGCAGACTATGTAAGTGACCTCGTAGGAAATGAGGAGAGAATGAACACTATCACCGAGATTGTAGGTGGAGTGTTGACTTCTTTAATAACACCACTCAAGTCTGTTTTGAGTTATGCTATTCAATTAGTGGACTCTTTCCTTAGTTTTGCAGAAGCACACCCCACACTGGCAAAGACTATCCTTACTGTAGTTGCATTTTCAGGAGTAGCTTTGATTGCTCTTGGGACTTTGCTAAAATTCGCAGGAAGTATCTTCTTGCTCACAAGTGCTTTTACTCAAATGAGTAATCTTGCAAGCAAGGGTATCTCCATATTCAATATTTTAGGCAGAGCAGTAGGTATAGTTGTTACTAAGCTATTGCCTTTTGTTGCACTTGCAGGACTCGCTTACATTGTGTGGAGTAAGAACCTGTTTGGAATTAGAGACTTAGTGACGGGAGTGTTCAAAGACTTGACCACCCTGTTCGCCATCACCTTTGACGCTTTTGCAGATAATACTTTGTCGGAAGAAATGTTCCTTAGAGCAAAAGACTTAGGTATCTTGCCTTTTATTGAAGCAGTACTTCTGTTGAAATATTATTGGGGATTTTTCGTAGAGGGTTTCAAGAGTGGATTTAATTCTGTGTTTGATACACTAAATGAGTGGTCTGCTAAGTTTGAACCCATGAGAGTCTCTGTGTTTGATTTTGCAAATAAAGTGGGAGAAGCTCTCTCCAAAATTACTGGTATTGATATGACTGGTGATTGGAAAGAAGTCGGAGATATTATCGGAAAAGTTGTCGCTATACTTACTATTGCAATGCCTGTGATTAAAGTTATCTCCGTACTCATTGGTGCTCTTTCCAGTCCTATCGGACTTATCGTTGCCGCTTTGTCTTTACTGTACCTTGCATGGGATAACAACCTGTTTGGTATTCAAGATAAAATGCAAGCACTTGTTGACTGGTTTAAAACTATAGACTTTGCGGGAGTATTGCAAAGTGTGTTTGAACCAGTGCAGGGAATTGTTGAAGCTGTGTTTGATGTTTTTCGCAGTGAAGATTTAAAGAACTCAGTAGCATGGATTGGAGCGTTGCTCGTTCCACTGTTCCGCAATTTGTGGGACATTTTGAAGAGTCTTATGCCTATAGTCCGAGTAGTCTTTGACTTCATTGGAAGAGTAGTCTCTGGTGTAGTCAAAATGATTAGCACTTATGTGCTTCCAGTCATTTCTAAGCAGATTGGCCGAGTAGCTGATTTTGCGGGTAAAGTAGTGATGTGGGTATCTATGCTTGTATCAGCAGTGAAACCTATTATCCAAAACCTTGTGAGTTGGGTACAGACTATCTGGGACGGTTGGTTAGGAGACCTTGTTTCAAACGTGATAGGGTTTGTAGGAAGAGTCATTGAACTGCTTGGTTTTATTGCCGCAGGAATTTATGACTGTGTAATCAAACCAATAGCAAACATTATTTCTTTCTTACTTGGAGTCCTGCTCCCTGTAATCACTCAAGTTGTAAATACTGTTGTAGATATTGTGATGATTGTCGTAAATGTCATTGGAGGAGTCATAAATGGAATCATGGAGATTATCAATGGTCTCATTGATTTCATTGTCGGAGTGTTCACAGGAGACTGGGAAAGAGCTTGGGAGGGAGTCAAGGGAATCTTTAAGGGAATTGTTGACTCTATCGGAGCTATCTTCAAGGGAGTAATAAACGCAATCATTTTAGCTGTAAACACTGTTATCAGAGGTCTCAATCTTATCAAAGTGCCTGATTGGGTTCCCGTCATTGGCGGGTCTGGAATCAATATTCCTGAGATTCCTTATTTGAGTACTGGCGGTGAGATTAAAAGTGAGGGTATTTCTTACCTCCACCCGAATGAAGTCGTAGTTAATAGTGACTTAACAAAGACGTTGGGATTGTTCTTGAATGACTATAAAGAGAGAAGCTCCAAAAATGACTCTGAAATGGTTGTTACGAGTGAAGCACCCGATAATACCCGTAAGGTAGTTAAAACGTCTCCTGTAGTCACTGTAGTTCCTGAGAATAGTGGTACAGACAGACAGCCTGTTGCACAGCAACCGCAGAATGATAATCGTGTAATTTTTGAAGCAGGTAGTGTTGTTATTCAGATAGCAAATGCTACAGAAGCAGAACTTGAAAAAGCGGCAGAGAAATTGATGAAAATTATTGCTCGTAAGCAACAGTTACAGAACATGGCACTTAGAACAGTTTAAAGGAGGTGTAGAATATGAGTCAGCGTGTTGGTGCAAAGACCAAAGGGTGGATAAAGAATAACTCTACGGGAGTGAAGAAGTCCTTTCAGTTTAACCCTACTGGACTACAGTATTCCAGAGGTGCAACTTATGTTGACATTTCTGCACCGGGAATGGCTTATCCTAATACTCAATTTGTAAAGGGTAATGTCAGAACCTTTTCTGTAGAATTGTTTCTTTATGATAACCCATGTACAGGAGTCATTGAAAATCATATGAAGTTTCTTGGTGGATTTCTTACCCCTGAGACAAACACTCAGGGGTATGAGAAACCACCTGAAATGACTTTCTGCATGGGGTACTTTGTCAGAAAGTGTGTGCTTGTAGACTTGGACATTAA